TATCAAGACCAGTGGGCGCAAATCACAGTTGAAACTTGTGCGGCTGGTTCTACAGTTGGCGTTTCGTTGCGTCAAAATACCAGTGGAACTGCCACTGCTTATCGATTCTATTGGACGGGCACAGCGGGAAGCCCCGGCACATTCAAGATTGATTACTGCGCTGCGGGCGTTTCCACGACTCTCGGGACAGGAACAATAACCGTTGCTCTGGGCGACACGCTGACCGCCGCAGTCATAGCGAATAATTTGATGTTTTATCAGAATGGGTATTTGTTAGATGTAGTCCAAGATTCTAACATTACTTCTGGTTCACCGGGGTTCTTAGTAAATCCGGTTTCATCAACAACAAATGCAGCTATAGGCTCTTTTGCTTCCGGTAATCTTGGCTATTCGATTACAGGTAATGCGGGAGTAGTGGGAGCTACGGTTTCTTATACGAGTTTAGCCTCTGGCACAGGTTCTACAACCGCCGATGGCTCAGGTAACTTTACTTTTACTGGACTTGCAAACGATACTTATACAATCACCCCATCCAAGACTGGCTACACCTTTTCGCCTACCAGCGCAAGTGAACCCATCAGCGGCGCGGATATCACGGGCGTCAATTTCACAGCAACACAACTTCAAGCTTCTAATTTGTCACCTGTTGCGGTGCCACAAGCAGTTCAACTTTTTGGTCGGCTTCCCAACGGACAGATTGCCGCGGTAGCTGTAGATGCAAACGGAAATCTGGCGGTTTCTGGTGGTTCAGGCGGATCTTTGAATCCGGTCGATGTTCTAAAGAACGGTGTGGCTACTCCGGCAATGATTTACGGTGCGCTTCCAAACGGAAAGTTTGCTGCGGTTGCTGTCGATGCGAATGGAAATCTCTGTACCACGATCGCCGGTGGCGGATCTCTCAACATCGTGGACGTGATCAACAACGGCGGTATGGCGCGCACAGTTCAGATTTTCGGACGCGCGCCGAACGGCAAGCTTGTGGCTGTTGGTTTGAACACTCAGAACGCTCTGTGTGACAATATCAACCACGGAAGTTCAATCAACGTCGTTGACGTGGTTTTGAACGGAACACCCAAGCCAATTCTTTTGTGCGGCCGCACTCCTTCGGGAAGCATCGTGGCCGTTGCCCTGGATGCGACCGGAGCTATGTGCATCACAGGAGCCGGTGGAAGTTCAGTCAATTTAGTCGATCAGTTCAAAAACGGAGCGCCTCTTGCGATTGTGATTTGTGGACGGAACCCGTCCGGAGTCATAGTAGCCGTGCCGCTCGATGCGAATGGGAATTTGTCACTATCATAAGAGGAAAACATGAGTACAACTCCAGCAGGAAAATCTCGAATCTACATTCCGGGTGACGACCCAAGTTATGACAGCCTTCAAGTTCTAGACAAGAATGGTGTGCCTCTCTTTTGGATTGACAGCAACGGAAACGTGAATTTAGGCAGTGTGAGTAGCGGGGGCGGATTAAGCGGTCCCGGATTCATTATCAATAGTGCCGGTAAGTTCACTGAGTACGGTGGATTGCCTCTGACGAACTCCGGTGTGCCGTCTCAAGTGACGGCGCTTGATTTTCTCAACCAAGGTGCAGCAATTTCCGGCCAAGTTTTGTACAATCCGACAGTAGTTGATCCAACAGGATTAGGTGAGTTTTACGCAGCATTTTTTGAAGCAAAGGTAGTTCAAATAGCCTCAGGGGGCGTCTCTCCAAGTTCGATGCTCGGTGGCACTAGTGGTATCACTTATGGCTTCACGGCCGAAGACGGTCATAGCGTTTCGTCGATACCCGCTGTTTTGAACGGCAACGTCAATCACAATGATTTGACGACAACTGTTGCTTCTGGCTTGTTCACGATGTATGCCGCACCGGGATCGCCTATTTTAATCAACTTTGGTTATTCAAGTGTCGGCACAACGCCGATGCTTTACAACCTGCATATTCGTTTGTTCCGTCTGTAAAGTTTAGAAGCCCTTGGAGGACCCATGGCAAAAGCAAACATCATTCACAAACAGCTTCCGGCTAACATCCCGGAGCATATTAAACGTCGCCTTATGGGCACTTCGGCTGATAGCCGTGCGCCTTGGGAAACGTACACGTCGTTTGATCCCCTGGCCGGCTGCTCGGAACAGTTGAAGCAGGAGATCTCGGAGTATTCCCAAAAGCATCACGGGAAAACTTCGACGCAGAACATTGAGGAACTCTGTCGTCAGAGAGAATTGACGAAAGATTTCGTCAAGGAATACAAATTCTACCGTCAAGATGAGCTAACGACGGAAGAAGGCAAGAAAGGCCGGGTGATGCATTGCCTGGAATTCTTGGAGATTCTCCAGAAGGTTCGACCAGCTTATCTGTCGGCCAACATCAATCGGGGCCTTACGGGGCTCGCTGTCTTTCATCCGAAAGACATGGTTGACCAGGAAACGGGGGAGACAAAACGGCAGGATTGGCACTATGTTTGTGCTGTGCAGGTTGGTTACATGTGGGAGTACTCTGTGCTCCACATCGACCCGCGCACGAATCTGCCACTCAATGAGAAGTGGCGCGGATGGCGCACGGTTTTGCTGAGATTGGTTCAGGGCAGACATATTACAGAACAGCAAGCGCTGGAACTCTTCGGTGAACCCACAGGGCCGCACGCATGGCGGTTCAAAGAACAGATGTACTACTGGCGCAATCGCAGAGAGATGGATGGATCGAAGAAGAACGAGTAAAGTAGGAGCTATGATGCGACGCTTAAGTCTGGAAGAAAAAGAAAAAATAGCTCGGAATCTACTCATAAAAACAAGTTCTACTCAATTTTCTTGTCCTGGCTCTGTGGATGACTATTCGTCTCACATCGTTGATTCGTGTTTGAATTTGCTGAATCGTAGTGCGAACAACATAGAAATACTAAATAACAGGCTGAACGAATTTGAGAATAGATTGAACGAATTTGAGAAAAGGTCGGATGTTTTTGAGAGGATTTTGAAGCCTCCTACATGTACATTTCTTCTAAAGCGAATTGTGAAGTATGTTTGGTTATTGTTGATTCAAGAATAAAATTTTATGAGTATCGTTAATCCTCAAAATAAGGCTCGTTCTTTGATTCTTGGCGGGGATCCTACGACTGATGCTCTTCACGTTAAACCAACCGTTGCGGATGGTCCGAGTAATGACATAGCTGTAACATGGATTGACTCAGATGGATTTGCGGGTGGAAATTTACTAGCTCAGATAGTGAATATTGCTGAAACGTATGGTGGCGGCGGCAATGGATCGCAAGGTCCTCAAGGTAATCAAGGACCGCAAGGTAGCCAAGGTTCTGCTGGCAGTTCGGGTGTAATCGGCCCACAGGGTAATCAAGGAGCTTCAGTAACAGGCCCTCAAGGCTCTACCGGAACAACTGGCAATACCGGAGCACAGGGCAACCAGGGTAATCAGGGAGCCTCAGTAACAGGCCCTCAGGGAAATCAGGGCTCACAAGGATCGACTGGAAGTCAAGGCAATCAGGGTAATCAGGGTAATCAGGGAGCTTCAGTAACAGGCCCTCAAGGAAACCAAGGTTCACAAGGCTCTACCGGAGCCCAAGGTAATCAGGGGATTTCTGTAACAGGCCCACAAGGAAACCAAGGAACACAAGGCTCAACTGGCGGAACCGGCACTCAAGGAAATCAGGGCAACCAGGGAGTCTCAGTAACAGGCGCACAGGGCAACCAAGGTAACCAGGGAGCCTCAGTAACAGGTGCTCAAGGAAATCAGGGCAACCAGGGAGTCTCAGTAACAGGCGCACAGGGCAACCAAGGTAACCAGGGAGCCTCAGTAACAGGTGCTCAAGGGAATCAGGGCAACCAGGGAGTCTCAGTAACAGGCGCACAGGGCAACCAAGGTAACCAGGGAGCCTCAGTAACAGGCCCTCAGGGTAACCAGGGCTATCAGGGCTATCAGGGCTTCCAAGGAACACAGGGTAACCAGGGAACCTCAGTAACAGGCCCTCAGGGTAATCAGGGCTATCAGGGCTTCCAAGGAACACAGGGTAACCAGGGAAACCAAGGAAATCAAGCGGTATCGCCCGGGCCGCAAGGTAATCAGGGTAATCAAGGCTACCAGGGTTTCCAAGGAACACAGGGTAATCAGGGAACTGCTGTAACAGGACCACAGGGAAACCAAGGATTTCAGGGAACTCAAGGCAACCAAGGTAATCAAGGTTCCGCGGGCGGCGCGGGTTCTCAAGGGAATCAAGGGAATCAAGGCAACCAGGGTAACCAAGGGAATCAGGGTTATCAAGGAACACAAGGCACCCAAGGCAACCAAGGCAATCAAGGAAACCAGGGAATTCAACAAAACTTTTACCTTCAAGGCGCGCAATACAACATTCCCACATCCTTGACCAATATCCCAGGACTTCAAACTGGCGCTTTAGTAGCGAGTGCTACTTACGAAGTAGATGCGGTTATAGGGACACAAGTGACCGCCGGAACCCAAGGCATTCAGTGGGCGATCGGATGTACCGGCGCGACAATCAATGCGGATCTTATTGGAACTCAAGGCGCGCAGGCTGCGGGAGTTCAAGGAAATCAATCTATAATGGAGCAGATCACTGCTCCTGGAACGCAAGGTTATCAGACCAATGTAGCAGCAGGTGTAGGAATCGTTCACATACGAGGAATCGTTGTGCAGTCCGGTACTCAATCTCCAATCGCTATTCAAGGAAAGGGTGTGCAGTCTCCAACGGTTGCTTGGGTAAAAGCGAACTCCTACATGAAAGTAATTCGGGTAGCATAAAATTTTAAGAAAAGGTGACACCAGATGATATCTGTTTTCACGCCAACAAACGATTCAAAGTTTTTACCAGAAATTTACAAGCGACTTCTAGAACAAACCGATCCCGATTGGGAGTGGGTTGTTCTCTATAACAACGGGGGAGTGCCGATCAAGTTTGATGATCCCCGGGTGAAAGGTTGTGTTGCCTACAAGGCTCCCGAATGGGTGGGCCCAGTGAAGGCCGCAGCTTGCGAGCTAGCCACGGGAGATATTCTTCTCGAACTGGACCACGATGATTTGTTGACTCCTACTGCGATCGCTGATGTTAAAGACGCTTTTGCAGATCCAGAAGTTGGGTTCGTGTACTCGAACACGATCCACGCAACCGGAGATTTCAAGAAAGTTCAGAGATTTGACGAGAAGTATGGGTGGAGATATCAGGAAGTTCAGTTTGAAGGTCACGATTTAGATGAGCACATTTCGTTCGATCCGACTCCAGAATCGATCTCTAGAATTTGGTTTGCGCCTAATCATCTTCGGGCATTCCGAAAGAGTGTCTACGAAGAGATCGGTGGATACAACAAAGAGATGCGAATTCTCGACGACCTTGATTTGATGTGCCGGATGTATGAAAAAACAAAGTTTAAGCACATTAACAAGGGGTTGTACGTTTACAGAATTACTGGCGAAAACACCTGGCTTCGGTATAATGCGGAGATCCAGCAGAATGTTTATCGTATCTACGATCAGTACATCGAATCTCTGACTGAGAAATGGTGTGAACGTTCTGGATTGAGGAAAGTTGAACTAGGCGGCCGGATGGCGGCGAAAGCCGGATATGAAACGGTTGATTTGAAAGACGCCGACATCATCGCCAATTTGAATAATCGCTGGCCTTTCAAGGACAGTTCGGTTGGTATTCTTCGGGCTTATGATGTGTTTGAGCATTTGAGAAAGCCTATTCATGTCATGAAAGAAGTCCAGAGAGTTTTAGCTCCTGGCGGTTGGCTTTTTTGTCAGGTTCCTTCGACTGACGGTCGAGGCGCATTTCAAGATCCGACGCATGTCAGTTTTTGGAATGAGAATTCTTTTTGGTATTACACCAGAGCGAGTAAGGCTATGTATATTGATTCGCCGGTGCGATTTCAAGCACCGCGGTTGTACACCACTGAAAAGAACGATGAACAAGTTTGCTGGGTAAGGGCCCATTTGATCAATTGCAAAGACGGGTATCGTCCTTGTGGGTTGTTAGAGATTTAGGAGTAAAATCATGGCTGGAAAGAAAAAGTGGATTCAAAAAGCGATATCGCGTCCCGGACGCGTGAAGAACGCAGCCAAGCGCGCGGGAATTTCCACACACCAAATGGCTGTACGAATGTCCCACTCGTCCGACGCAAGCGCACGCGGGGCGGGAAACCTGGCATTGCGCTTTCAGAAAGGCAAGCTCCATGCCGGCGGGGAAGTTCCCGAAACCGGGCTGTATGAGATGGAGAAGGGCGAGAAGGTCATTCCTGCCCCTCAGAAAGCGTATCAGCACGAAGTAGTTGAGGCTATGCCCAATTCTCCTAGTGCCGAAGGTTGTGGCCACTGGGAGATTGATGGCACAAGTGTCAAGTTTGTGAAGGGATAAGAGTTTTCCACCCAAGGGTGGGAATAGACGCCGATCATTCGCGATTCGCGAATCGAACGCAACGTCACCGACACGGCTCTCCGTGTCAAGGAGCAATACCATGAGTAATGAATTCAGGACAATTGAGCCTTTGGACAAAAAGGCTCCAGTTGCTAACGATGGTGGAGCGGGCGAGATACCCGAATCCAAGCCCATCGAGGAACTGGTAGCGCCAACGACTAGACTCAAGAGTCAAGCGGAACTGGACGCAGAAATGACGCTCATCCGCCTAGAGACTGAAAAGCTGCGGTTGGAGAAAGAGAAGCTCGAACTTGAAAAGTTGCGCAAAGATGTCCTTGACATCCGGCGCCGGCAAGAAGAAGAGCGCGTTTCTCGCGAAACCGTGCAAGAGTCTTTGGCGTTTGATCGCGAAAATCGTATCCAGCAAGAAACATTCTGCACGCACATGAAAGGTGGCGATAGCGCGACCATGATGAACGGTGGCCCGGCCCAAGGAAATGATACGTCAAATTATGCTTTATGGCAGCACACGCTCACAACGGGAGTCACCTTCCGGCTGTGTTCGCGTTGCGGCAAGACGTGGTTCCCGAAGGATCCTGATTACCGTTGGGCGATGACTCGGCCAACCAGAAACAGTGCATCGACTGGATGCCCTTCACCCGGTCTAATTCGGAATCCCAAGAAAGTACAACTTCGTTCAGAATTCGAACATCGGGAACGTCCGAAGGATCAGTACGAATGGGATGGTCACGAATACGACGACCAACAGTAAATTAATTCAAGCTCCCGACTTGCTATCGGGAGTTAGATTAGGGAGGAGCCTATACTCCTCCCTGATCGCTCTTATAGGAGAGAAAAAATGGGAAGACCAAGAAAATTTACGGACACAGAGAAATGGTGCCCAAGGTGTAAGTCGTGGAAGACATTTGAGAACTTCACGAAGCACAAGGGTTATCGTGGGGGTGGATATAGTAGTTTGTGTAAACCGTGTGCAAAAGAACGCACACAAGAGCGTCCATTAAGAAAAGCAAACCAAAAAGATATTGATCGATCTGTTGCTTGGGGTCGAAAGAACAAAGATCGAAGAAAAGAAATCATGAGAGACTATCTTCTGAGAGAAAGATACGGACTAACTCCAGAAGAATATAAAGAAATGTATGACGCGCAAAAAGGAAAGTGTGCAATCCCATCGTGTGATGGTAGGGCTGAGTTCATAGATCACGACCATTCTACGAATACAGTTAGAAAACTTTTGTGTCGATTATGTAATTCAGCTTTAGGGTTTTTCAAAGATGACCCCACCCTGATGAGGGAAGGCGCTGAATACGTGGAGAAATATCGTGGGCAATAGTACAACCAAGCTCCAAAGTGTCGTGGATTTTGCTCGTACATATCCAGAATTAAATCCTGTGCTTTCTACTGGTGGCTTCAGTCAGGAACCGGCCCTCACGATTGCTAATGACGTTTTAATCGCGATGCTCTCCCGCCCGTTCGCCCCGAAGTGGAACCGCATCCGCCTTCCTTATTTCTACACCAACTCTTGGCAGCAAGATTACGCTTTTGCCTCCCCTGCGCTCTTGAACTTGTCCTGGTTGGAATATGGCATTTTGATCGACATCAATTCGACGACCGCCCCCAAAGACAAGTATACGCTCGAAACCAACCGCGATCTTCCGGAAACGAGCGTCCAGTACGGCCGTCCCGGACAGGTCAATTGGCTTCCCAATGATCAGCTTATCTATGGCGTATGGGGTGGCGGAAACACCCTGGGTGAGAGCAATGCTCAGAACCCAGGCCCTGGAAGCGTCTACGGGCCGCTGCTTGGCGGCATCGCACAGCCTGCGAACCCGATGCTTCAAATCCAAGACCAATCCTATGGAAATTATTGGGTGTTGACAAACGCCCTGACTACCGGCTGCACTCTAGGCGCCAATCAGCCCTCCTGGCCGGCC